GCTCGTCGGATTCTGTCGTCTGTAAGGTTACTGAGACCGATAAGGGCACTTCGCCTGACCCCGCCCACGACAACGATCTGTGCAATCTTACAGCATACATCGTGGCACTCGACACTACTGAGCTTGCGTCCAGCAGCGGCCCTAAAGATGTCAACGGTGAACCGGAACAGATCTTCAAGAGGCTCTGGCCCAGACGCTCTACCTCCGAATGTCTTGAGGGGTGCACCCGAAGGTCGTACTCCAGATACGTCCCACTTTGGAACTTGACCACTATAGAGCATAGCGATGAGTTCCCTGTACGCTTTGGCCCATCCAATCTTTGAGTCTGATACGTGTATAACACTGTCGGTTTCATGGAAGTCCTCTGCTACCTCTGGCAACTTCTGTATGTATTGTCGTTCTACTGAGAACCCTGCACCTGTGCCACACATTAGAACATACATCATTTCATCAAACGCTTTAGGGTGGTCTATTGGCATGTAGCTACAGTTAAACCCTGCTACGTTGTCACGATCAAGAGCGTCGCCCGCAGTCATCAACGCCCTCATAGAAGGCATTACCTCTAAGTTCTCAATTGCTTTACGCGCCTCCTTAGCGTCAGCCTCTGGTAGCCTGTCACCCCAGTAGTCTACGTACCGCCCTACTGTTTCTTCCCAAGTCTCACGCCTCTGAAGCTCTGGTATATAACGTGCGTACCGTGACTTGTGTATGTACTGTTGATATGCGTCCATCTATTCTTCTCCTCCGAACCCTAAAGTTTCTAACATAATTGATGCTGCTCCCATCTTTAATATCATGTATGTTGAATCTGGATAGCCATCGTTGCTGACAACTTGCATCACTTTACCGTCACTAAAGAGAACAACGGCTGTCTTGACTTCTATGCCTCCTTCTTCTATCTCATCCGTAGCGTCAGCCAAAGACTGAAACAAGTCAGACGCCTTGATAGCTTCTTTGGTTTTACCGAACTCACCCTGCACTACCTTCATAATAACTCCGAAATTAGCCACGTTACGTTAAAGACAAGCAACACAATTAAGAACGTGTAGTATATTGTCTGCTCTGTGTCATACTTGTTCATTGTCCGTCCTCTATCAGTGCATCAATCAACCTATTGAGGTACCAGTCTGCCTTACGTAGATCCTCCACTGGTTTCTCTTTGTAGTCATAACGCCATAGGTACTTCATTACGTTGCCCTTGAGGTACCCGAAGTACTGCTCAGAGTCCATAGATGCCTTGATAGCCTCAATGGCTTCTATGGCTCCTGTGTTGTAGTGATCTGGACGCTCCACGGGACAGGACTCCTTAGGGGCATCAGATGGGTGGTACAACTTAGCCGCTACTGTGTTCCACTCCGCAGGTGTCGCTGAATCAATTGACTTACCGAAGGTATACTCAGGCTCGTCTTCAAGGGGTAAGTTACGGTTGCTCTTAGTTTTCATTCGTATTCCTCCTCTTCTTCTACAGTTTCCCAGAACTTCTCTAGGCGGTTGATTAGTTTATCTTCAAACCTCTCTAGGATCTCCTCTGAGTTTATCTGTAGTGCTTCTAGTAGGTCATCGGGGTCATAAGTTTTCAAGATACGTTCCTTAGTTTCCTCAAGAGTTAACATAGCTGACTAGCTCCTCTAGGGTATCCAGTGAGTACCACTTGATTCCGTGTTTCTCACACCACTGAGCCATTGTAAGCTTAGTACCCTTCCTGACTTTCTGATTAGGTTTCATTAGTATGAAGACTAACTCACGGTGGTCTGGTAAGCAGTTGACAATACTTTTGTATTTCTGCGTGTCTCCTTCCCTAAAGAAGCCTTTGCACTCCACCAAGACTCCCGAAGCGTGGACGAAATCTGGAGTGTATACCCTAGGAATGTTATACTGTACTTTCTCTGTTTCATAAGTAAATCCTTCGTGGTTTAATTGTGTGTTAACTGTGTTCTCAAACTCAGACCTAAAATTGCTTGAGGCTGATCTCTTCGACCTTCGGCTCATTGTGTACCTCTACTAAATAACGTGGACCTGAAGAATACTTGAAGGCTCTTAGAGAGGGCCAACAGGTTCCTTTGTATGAGCAGTATGAGCACCCTACGTCGAGTTTCTGGTTCCCACCCTTTCCATCTGCGATAGGCTGGTAGCAGACGTTGGGAGGTGTAGGTTGCTCCACTAACTTTTTTACACGTTCTATGTGCTCCTCTATGTCGTAGGAAATCTTGTCGTAACAAAAGTGTCCCATGTCTTCAGAGTCATACATAAGGTACGTTAGGTGACCATTCTGTTTATCCATGGCTAACCACCCGAACTTTGTTTCCCCCTCTGAGTGTGCGTATCCTTTGATTTGAGCCACATATCCAAAAGGATCATCGTAAGCAAGGTTTCCATTCTTGAACTTCTTAAAGGCAAAAGAGGAAGTACTCTTAACGTCTGTGACAATACCATCAATCTTGCAGTCCATAGAGCCTTTGATACCTGCGACCTCACACTTCTTTTGCTCATCTGTCACCTCATGGCCTGAGAGTCTAGTGAGAAATATCAGCATCTCTTCGATTAGGTGTCCATACATAAACTTAACGTAGGTGTTACCTGTGAACTCCTCTTCATCCTGTGGGTTATTCACAGCATTCCAGAGAAACCTGTCAGGGCGTCCTATGTTGGACATACGTAACTTACGATCATCACGCTCTTTTGTAAACAGGGTTCGCATGAGATCCTTACAGTGGACCCCAAACCTGTCTATCTCAGCCTCTAGGGAGACACCATCGGGCACCTCTTTGGAGACCATTAGGGCGTATATATCGTCCACTAATGTATCGACTGTCTTCATTTATAGTTCTCCATGGTTCCTATTTAAGTAATTAATAGCGGCATTCAGTACTTCTGTATCATCGTTGAACCCGCCTAGCGCCCTATTACATTTATGGCATAGCCAGCCCCTAAAAGTTTCTTGTTCGTGATCGTGGTCTAATACCCAGCTTCCGTTCTTAGTGTTTCCTTTGCCTTTTACGTCCTCCTCTGATCCTTTGCAGATAGGGCAGTGATAGCCCTCCTCCGGCATACCGTGTTTCTCCCTAAGCTGTTTACGAACCTTTTGCATCTCGTTGTTACATTTGCGGCACTCAGCCCTGAGGTAGTTACCGCCTGAGGCCATGTTGTAAGCGTCCAGTGGTAGATACTGGTCACACTTTGAACACGCCTTTCCGTGGCCTGCGCCTAGATCCTCATGTTCAAAAAAGCACAGTTGATCCATCAGTGTGTTTCCTCCCACGTCTGTCCGACCTTGTACTCTCCGTCGAGGGGACACCTGAGGCTGTAGTGGATTCCTGCTGCTTTGAGGCATTCCACAGCCAGCCAGCCGAACTTTTGGGCTTCTTTGGTTGCAACTTCCGTTTGTACTTCGTCATGTATGTTCCCCACAAACTTATAATTAAGGTTCCATTGCTTGGCATAGTCATCTAAGATTACTAAGGCCTTCTTCATCACTATGGCTCCAGCGGCCTGTAAGAGTGTATTCAGTGCTGCGTGTTCTGACCTAACCCAAAGCTTTCTGCCGTCGAGTCCTCGGAGATGACCACGTTGAGCAGCGTTTCCAACTCGTTCTCGTAGACTTTCAAGAGAAGGTGTATTTCGTAGAAACCTTTGCTTAAGTTTTCTACCGTCTCCTGAAGATCCTCCGACGATACTTCCGATTTTGGCGTCTCCTGCCCCGTAAAGGAAGGCATAGATAAAAGTCTTTGCTTGAGGTCTCGTGTCAAGCCCTGCTGCCATTTGATTTCTGGTGTGAATATCTTCTTTAAGTAAGACATTGGTGAACTCCTTGTCATTCATGTAGTGTGCTAACATACGTAACTCAAGACCAGAGGCGTCGAAGCCAACCAAGGATTTACCCTCTGGAACTGTCCAACAACTCCTACACTCCTTACCGTACACAGAGTTACTAGAGGGTACCTGAGCCATGTTAGGACTCTGGTGTGTCATACGTCCAGTGATAGCACCGTTACTTATGACCCTGCCATGTACCCTACCGTCTTCCTCAGTGTGCTCTAGCCAACTCTT